GCGAGCCTTCGGCATACAGCACGCCGAGTGCCAGCGACGATTTGCCCGACCCGGACACGCCCGCAATGCCGACGATTTTGTTTAAGGGGACATCGACGTCGATGTTTTTCAGGTTGTGTACCCGCGCACCGCGGATTTTTATTGCGTCAATCATAGTACCTCACACAAACAGCTCGATCACAAACACCAGCACACAGCAAATGACCGGCACAGAGAAAAGTCCTGCATCCCCGCGCAGAACACCTTGCGGCAGCCCTATAGCTTTCCTGTACTTCATTATAGCGCAGGCACAGGGCAAAAGAAAGGGCGGGCCGCAAAAATGTTGCCGTGCCGCTGCAATCTTGACGTCCGCTCCCTCGTACTTTACAATGAATACGAAAGGGGTTTTTACCATGTCCCGTGATTCCATCAAGATGGTTGCCATGCTCACCATGCTTATCAACCACATTGCGAACGTCTTTCTGCCCGCCGGGCAGGTGTGGGAGGCCGTCGGCTGCGCTGTGCCGATCCTTGTCTCCGCGTTTGTGATCCTGTACCTGTACAACGGCCGGCGCGCCGCCCGCGGGCGCACGTTTTACAAGTGGTTCTTCTATGCCTTCTACCCCGCGCACCTGCTGGTGCTGGGGCTGCTCCGCCTGGCTGTATGATTTTTGCCGCGCCGGGACTTGACGCCCGCACCGCTTGTGTATTATAATGGATAAGTTATAAGAACGAGGTGTTGCGCAGTTGGTAGCGCGCGTGGTTTGGGACCACGAGGCCGCAGGTTCGAGTCCTGTCACCTCGACCACAACAAATGCCGTAGATTCGTTTAAATCTACGGCATTTTCTTTTTCAAGTACACGTTTTAGTACACACTTACCTATTTTCTCTGCAAACTGTGTACCAAATCATTATACACCTCCGGACGTGCTTCTTTCAGCGCATCCATAAACTCATCCAGCACACGCCACACTCGCCCGGTATCGGCCTTTTTTACAATCTCCAAAAATTCACTCATCCTGTAAACGCTCCAATTTCCGCATTACGCTATTATAAACTTTAGGGTTTGCTACATACAAGGCCGACATAAGCTCATCCAGCACGTTCAGCGCTGCTGCGATGTCTACGTTTGACACAGCCCGCAAAAAGTCACTACCACCAACAGCAGCCCTTGTAGGCGGCTCTGCCGCTTCGTAGTAGCGCACAGGCTCTTGCTGTTTTGCTTTCTGCGGAGAATGGGATGCATCTGCAAGCCGCTGATTTTTCACAACATACAATGCCGCCAAATTTTTAACTCTGGTCATGGTGAGTTCGCTGTTTTCGATTTCGGCTATAGCGCCGTCAATCTCTCGCACGTCAACCATAGCCCTTACACCTCACTTTAACCGTTTCGCATCGTGTCAATGCAGCGCTGGATGACTTCCCTGTCTTTGCTGTCAGCCCCGCGCATAATATCTTCCATGCGGGAAATCAGAGAATCGCGCCCATCGTCCATGCTGTAGTGCCCGCGCACATAATGCGAACCGCGCCGCGCATAGCTGCTGCCGCGTCCATAATTGCCGCGCATGTTGGCGCTCCAATCACCATCGCGGCTGTAATCTTCATCGCGGCTGTAACCGTCATCTTCCAGCATGACAATTTTGTCGATGTTTTTGATAGTGTCAGTCAGCTTGTGAACAGTTTCCAAGTCACCGGCAGACATTTCACCCTTCTTTCCGATTTCGTCCAGTTCTGCGCACAGCATGTCTTTCAAGTCATACAAAACTCTTTTACTCATGGTTTACTCCTTTCAGCTCACTCTCTCGACCACAAAGTTTGCGTTCGCAAACAAAACGGTTTGTGTGCTTGTATTTTCGGCGGCAACGGTCATGCAGCAGCCGCGCGGAACTTCAACAAAAGACGTCACATAGATATTAAAGAAGTTTTCTACTGCTGCCGGTGTCACGGTTGCAGTCGCACTGTTCAGCGGTTCACCGTTGATGGCAAGTGCCGCCGTAATAGCTTCCACTGTGCCGCCTGTAGGGATAGCAACGTTTGCACCGAAGCCCACTTTGAAACGAGCTTTGCACTGGTTCGTAATGCCGCGCAGCGTAACAATACCGGCGCCCTCTCTGTGTACGACACAGCCCTTACCCGCTACTGCCGTTTCCGTCAGCGGCACGTTCTGGCCTGCTGCCACGCTCACGGTATTGGCGTTTGTAAATTCAGCCATAAAATCATTC